ATGCCCACGCCGGAGGACGCGGGACGGCTGGCGATCGAGGGCGGCGAGGCGGCCGACCAGCTACACCTGACGCTCCGGTATCTCGGCAAGGGAGCAGACTTCGACCAGGCTGCGCAGACCGCGATCGTGGACTCGGTGCGCGCACTGGCCGAGGGCATGCCGCCGATCACGTCAAAGCTGTTCGGGGCCGCGCACTGGAACGGGAACGGTGACGAGCCGTCGTGGGTGTGGTCCGTCGGCGACGATCCCGAGCACGGCCAGTCCCTCGAAGCAGCCCATGAGATGGCTGATGAGGCATTGCTCATGGCCCCGATGGATGTGGAACTTCCGGTGCCGCACACACCGTTTGCGGCGCACATCTGCGCCGCGTACTCGGATGAGCTCGATCTCATCATTGCTTTGGAGGAGCGGCTCGGGCCGGTCGTCTTCGACCGTATTCGGGTGGCGTTCGCCGGGGACCACACCGACATCCCGCTCGGCGGAGGCGTGACTGCTGCGGCCGGCCCGCTGCGCCGTCAGCCCACCGAGTTGGAACTCGCGAGCCGTGTGGACTTCGCGGAGATGGACAAGGCGTGGCATAAGGCCGTCGATGCGACCGTCGAGGCGTGGGCCGCAGTTCAGGAGACGCAGCGGAAGCAGATCACCGCTGCTGTGCAGGCTGCCGCCGAGGCCGACGACCTCGACCAGCTCGACACCCTCGCCGTCGACACGGGGGATGCCGAACGCCTGCTGATCGCCCGCATGATCTCTTACGCGCGGCAGGCAGGCGAAGCCCAGCAAGCCGAAGCCGAAGCGCAGGGCGTCACCGTTCCCGAGTGGTCGCTGGACGATGAGGCGCTTACCGCCGCCGCGATCCGGGACCGGCTGCGCCAGTTCGGCCGGTCCGCCGCCCGGATGCTCGGCGTGGGTCTGGTGCAGTCTGCGGTGCGGCAGGCGATGCGGGTGTGGGGCTCGGGCTCCGCTTCGCAGGTGGCTGCGCAGGTCGATGAGCACCTTGCGTCGCTGTCGGGTGCGGCGGTGGAGGAGCAGGTGGGTGCGGCGATGACGGCCGCGCAGAACGAAGGCCGCATGGCCGTCCTCGCCGTCGCCCCGCCTGCCGAGTACGTGAGTTCAGAGGCGCTAGATCGCAACAGCTGTAAACCGTGCCGCGACATCGACGGCACCCGGTACACGAGCCTGGCCGAAGCCCGCACGGCGTACCCAACGGGCGGCTACACCGGCTGTCTCGGCGGCGCGCGATGCCGGGGGACGCTCGTCACGGTGTGGCCGCAGGGCAGTGAGCAGGCAGCAGCCGGAATGATCTTGGCGGCGAGTGCGGCCACAATCCCCCCGACCCAACACGAGCAGGGAGGCACCGTGCCGTACAGCATCGTGCAAGACCACCCGGACTGCGGTGCCGATACGCCGTGGGCCGTCACCCAGACCGACACCAACGAACTCATGGGCTGCCACCCCACCGAGCAGGCAGCGATGGAACAGCAGGCCGCACTGAACGCCGAAGAAGGCGACGGCAACCCGCACGACATGCCCAACGAGGACAGCATGGACTACGCGGGCGACACCGCCCCGTGGGAAGGCCCCCTCGCCGTCGAAGGCATCGTCACCGGCGACGGCCGCGAGTTCGCCCCTGACTCCCTCACGTGGGCCGACCTGCCTGTACCGCTGCGCTGGAACAAGGAAGACAGCCACGGCGGCGAAGCCCGCACCATCGCCGTCAACGTCGGCCGCATCGACAAGGTGTGGCGCGACGGCAGCAAGATCATGGGCGCGGGAGTCCTCGACCTGTCCGACGAAGACGGCCGCCGGGTCTACGGGAAGATCAAGGGCAAGTTCCTGCGCGGCGTCTCCATCGACGCCGACTCCATCGGTGAAGCCGACGTCGAGTTCGTGTGGCCGGAAGACGTCAACGCCGGAACCGAGGAGGGCGACGGGGACGACCTGTTCGAGATGCTGTTCGCGCAGCCCGAGAAGGTCATCTACCACGGCGGCCGCATCCGCGCCGCCACGTTGGTCGACATTCCCGCGTTCGCCGAGGCCTACATTGCGCTCCTCGACGAGCAGGGTGCAGTCGTAGCCGGCGGGCAGCCGGTCACTGCGGCCGAGCTCGCTGAGCTGCGCGTGCAGGAGTTGGGTGCGGTCGGTACGCATCACACTGCGACGACTGACATGGCGTGGGACGGTCCGGCGAGCGAGACACGTCTCGACAGCCCGCTGACGGTGGACAGGGCGCGTGCCGCGTACGCCTGGTACGACGGGGCCGCAGTCCAGGACGGTGAACTTCCGAAGTCGGCGGCGAAGTTCTTGCACCACGAGGTCAGTGCCGATGGCAGCGTGGGTGCGGCGAACCTGGCTGCTTGTTCGGCGGCGATCGGCGCCCTCCACGGGGCCCGGGGTGGCACGGTGATCCCGGATGCGGACCGGCGCGGCGTGTACGACCACGTCGCCGGGCACCTGCGGGATGCCGGGCAGGAGCCGGAGCCGTTCCGTGCCCTGCACGCTGTCACGGCAGGGGCCGGGGTGTGGAAGCCTCCGACGGAGTGGTTCGCCGATCCGGGGCTGTCGCTGCCGACGCCGATCACGGTGACGGATGACGGGCGGATCTACGGGCATGCCGCGCAGTGGGGTTCCTGCCATATCGGGCAGGAGGGTGTGTGCGTGCAGCCGCCGCACGAGGACGCGCACCCGTACTACCGCACGGGTGAGGTGGCGTGTGCGGACGGCTCTCGGGTGGCGGTCGGTCAGATCACCGTGGGGACGGGGCATGCGCCGCTGCACTACGGGGCGTCTCCGGCGGCCGAGCACTACGACAACACGGGTTCGGCGGTCGCGGATGTCGCGGTCGGTAACGACGCGCACGGTATCTGGGTGGCCGGGTGTGTGCGGCCGGGTGCGGATCCGCTGAAGGTGTACGAACTCCAGGCGGCTGGGCAGGTGTCGGGGGACTGGCGGCGGATTGGTGGTGCGCTTCGCCTGGTGGGGCTGCTGGCGGTGAATGTGCCTGGGTTCCCGGTGCCGAAGATGCGTGCGCGTGTGGCGTCTGGTGAGCCGCAGGCGTTGGTGGCGGCTGGTCGTCCGACGGTTGCGTGGGGTCGGTCGCAGCCGGATTTGGAGCGTGATGCGGTTCGTATTGTGATGCGGATGCTGTCGCGCCGAGTCCACCCGGGGAGGTGAATTCGAATGTGCAGTTGCAATAAGAGGCGTCGTCCGGCACCTCCGCCGCCGCCCACTCCAAGCGTCTGACCTTTAGGTTTATCGGACCGGTGAAGAGAATTGACTCTTTGCCGGTCCGTGTGCTATGCGATAACCTCCGGCTGATAAGGCGCCAAAAGACGGGCGCACACCCCCTCTTCGTATGGAGGACTCGTGGCAGCCGAAGAGCTCTTCAGTGCCCCGTCCGACCTGACTCTCTCCAGTGACACCGAACTCGGCGAACTCGAAACGCGAGCCATCACCGAGTTCACCCGCGTCTCCGAGATCCAGGACGTCGACCCCGACACGCTCGCCTACGCAATGCGCCTCACCGACGACCTCGACCGCATCCGCGGAGAACTGAGGGTGCGTGAGGTCCGCGCCGAACAGCAGGCCGCACTCCAGCAGAACCGCGTCGCCGAGCAGCTCTCCGCCCTTCAGGCCCGCGTCAACGGCGCCCCCGCCGCAGCCGCTGCGGCCGAGCAGACGGCACCCGCAGTAGACGCCCAAGCGATCGCGCAGGCCACCGCGCAGGGCGTCACCGCCGCCCTCTCGACGTTCATGCTCGACCGGCGCGGCGGCACCGTCCGCCCGGAAGAGATCGCCCGCCGCGCCACCGCCTCCCTCGCCGAGACCGCGCAGCACGCCCCCACGTCGAAGGTCCCCACCCAGCGCCTCGCCGTCACCGCATCCGTCGACATCCCCGGTGTCGCCCGCGGCGGTGAACTTCCCACCCTGTCCTCCCTCGCCGACGTCGTGGCCCGCAAGGCCAAGAGCATGCCGGTCACGCAGGGCCAGCCCAGCGAGCAGCTCGTTGCATCCATCCGCAACGAGTTCGGGCACACCGTCGACGACCGCACCAGCCGCGGCGAAATGCGCGAGCTGATCGAGTACCTCACCGGCCCCGACAAGCAGGCCGCACTCGTCGCAGGCGGCGGCTGGTGCGCCCCCAGCGAGATCCGCTACGACTTCTTCAACATCGCCTGCGAAGACGGCATGATCGACCTGCCGACCGTAGGCGTCAGCCGCGGCGGCATCCAGTTCCCCACCAGCCCGTCCCTCGCGGACGCGCTCGGCGGCGGCACCGCATTCGCCGGATTCGCCGCCACCCTCTCCAACACGTCGACGCCGTTCCTGTGGACCGAGGCCGACGACATCGCCGCCGCCACCGGTAGCCCCACCAAGCCGTGCATCCGCGTTCCCTGCCCGGACTTCGAGGAAGAGCGGCTGGAGTGCTACGGCTACTGCCTCACCGCCGGC